AGTTACCAGTTGATGCAGATGCCGCGCCAATCGGTGTTCCGTCAATCGAACCAGAGTTAATATCAATACCAGTGACAGCCGTTGTTCCGTCTAGCAGATCATCAACGCTGTCCCAGTTGCCATTTAGATAGCCACCCCAAGCGTCCTCATCGCCGCCAACGGTAGGCTTGTTAAAGCTATATGTTGTTGTCGTAGTCGCCATTTACGCGGCCCTTTCTAAATAGTCTGCCTCTGTCCAGGTGTCCGTAGGATCAGTGACAGCAGTCCATGTTGTTGTCGGATCAGCCGCATCTAGCCATTTGTAACGAGACAGAACATTAACTGTTGAACTCGTAGCATCTGCTGCCGACATCAATCTAACGCGATTGTAGCTTATATTCACGCTAGATGATAGTGCCACGTTTGCGCGGCCCACAACGTCTATAACTCCATTAGATACAAACGTCGAACTTGGTGTTATTGTTGCGCTTCCAATGGCAATGCGCTGACCAGCAGAAACAGCCGTTGCACTCGCTGTTATTGTTGCTGATGCTTCTTCTACGGAATGGTTTTCGCCATAGATGCTTGTGCCATAAGTGCGCAGGCCATACCCGCTGCGGTAGCCATCTGTCTCAGCATATGTTTCTGCTATGGAAACAACCACACCCGCTGTTGTAACACTCGCGGCACCATCTTTAACGATAATACCCGCTGATGTGGTCGCACTGGATGTTGTTGCAGATGCTGCACCGCCAATTATACGATCTGCGCTTGATGTTACGCTTGCGCTTGGCGTGATGGCCGCTGCGCCTAACTTTATAACTTGCCCAGAAGATGTGACGCTTGCAGATGGTGTAATAGCTGCATCAAAGCTAATAACTCTCACCGCGCTAACAGCAACCGTTGCGCCAGGTGTGACAATTGCCGCACCGTCCGTTATTGAGCCAGATAAACCGTAAGTATCTTGCCCATAGAACGCATCACCGTAATATGCGCGGTAGACAGCCATTAACTTAGCGTAATATCCAGATCACCAGTTGGAATGCGGAAAACGTCACCGTCATTGATTGCTTTGGAAGTAGTCAATGCGGAATGCACAATCATGTCACCGCCAGAAGATGCAGTCATAACCCCAATGTGGCTAATTGTTCCCCAGTTGCCGCCTGATGCCGCAGGGAACTCAACCGCAGCAGAGTTAGATGCTGTGTCACCTGTCACAGAAAACGTGACCGATGTTCTTGCATAACCTGTGCCTGTTGATACTTCTGTGCCAGCAGAGCCAGTATCGGTTGGGTCAGATGTGAACAAAGCGATATACCACGCTGTTGGGCGCGTTACACTTGTGCTTGTGAACACATAATTCATAACGTGGTTTTCGTAGGTGTTTGTAAATGACATGGATTTCTCCGTTAGATATATCTTGGCGCAATATACACCATTTTTCTGTTAATAACTAGATATGATAATTCTGCGACCAGAACCACCAAACCTGGTGTCATCTGAGGATTTTTGCAAAGAAGCTAGTGCGTTCTGATACAAACTCGCCCAGTTTTGTGTTCTCGCGTCATCCAGCAAGTAAGGCGCGGAATGCATAAGCGCACCATACAAGTAAACATCTGGGTCAGACTGCAATAGCCAAGTGTAGGTGTTGCTGTCACTTAGACTTGGAATTTCTGCGTAGTATGCAAGCTGCATAGGATACTCTGCCGCTGGAGTTGGAAACACCTCAATGGCCTCTCCGATCTGCGCGTAGTATTGTGGTATGCCTGTTGTGTCGCCGTTTGCTTCACGCTTTTCTAACATATCCTCTGTGCCGATAAGGTCTAAACGGCGCGTAAACGTAGCCGTAATATTAAACCGAACTGTCTCTAACCAATCCGCAGGCACTTGGACGTAGCGGCTGTCTAGCGTTGCATCCACGCGCTCAATCATTTTGTAGTGACGCAGCTTGCGGTTAATATCTACCTCTGCAAGCGTTATGAAATCAGGAATAACAGATGTTAAGTCATCGCGGTTTAACCAGTTGGCAACTGCGGTTTTTAGCTCTGAATAGGTCGTAATAGCCATTTAGTTCACCATTTACAGCGATCAGCCCAATATGCTGCGCTCATTTTACCCTTTGCAATATTCTTAGCATGTCTTGCCTTGAATGATGCTCTGCGCTTTTTGGCGGCTTCACTCTCGCCTTTGCGAGGTGGCGAACCACTTACACCTTTTTGACCAAACCGTATTAGCTTAGTCTTACTACCCTCTTTTGCCACAACTGCGTGGGATTTGCTAGGATGACTTGGTGTTCTTACACACTGGTTAAACCTAGAAGCACCGATTTTAGATAGGCGAGGGTCTTTAGCCATTAGTAACCTCGTTGCTCCATAAAGAACCTAACAAGGTAATCTTGATCTGCTGGGCTTCTTTCAAAAAACATTTCCTCGCCCATCAATTCTATTACCCGCTGCCTTGCTTCATTAAACCGTGGGTCACCACGCATATGATGATACTGGCGACTTGGATCAGGTGATAGTGCGTCCATAACTGGCGAAACTCGCGCAGGTTCAGTAATCATGGGCGGCATATTTTCACCGACACCACCCTGCATTGCACGGTTGTATCTGTCCCTTTGCAGCAAATACGGTGCATATTGATTATCGTAACCAGACAGTTGATAAAGTTTTTCAGCTATAACATTAACATCTGATATTGGTTCATCAGGAACAATGCTTGCTGTTGGGCTTGGGTATGTCATGCCTGTTGCGGGTTGGTTTTGTGGCAACCTACGGCGAAGCCCACCCTGACCAGGTGCGAGGATTGTGTCGTCGTAACGCTCATCCATAAGAGCCGCAGCCGCTTGGCGATCTGCTTCCGCACGGTTGTATGCATCAACACGGTCTAGGTTTCTGCGGTCACGGCGTTTTGTAAGCTCGTCTATTACCGTAGCAACAGCGCGTCCAGTGTCATTCTTGCGTTGGCGTAAGCGATCCTCATAGCCTGCGGGTCTAAATAGCTCGTTTGCTAAGAGGCTTAGAAGTCCACCGCCCTCAAAGCGATCACCGCTGCGCCCAGCACCGCCACCGTCAATCATATCCATCAAGCTAGTGTAGCGGGGACGATCATCGTAATAACCATAAGCCATTATTTCTTTTTACCGCCTTTACGGCCCTTTTTCTTATATCCGCAAGCCATTATGCAGTCCTCGTTTTACGTTTTTTGGTGGTTTTCTTTTTGCCACGCGCAACAGTTAAATTAGCCCATGCATTGGGATACTTAACGCCACGCCGCTTTGACATAGCCTTTGCTCTGGCTTTCTGTGAAGGTGTTAGCTTTGCCATTCATAACCTCTAGAGTTAAAGGCAACATATCACACTACGCAATGCCGCGCAAATTCCTTCTAATAGGCTCACCCCAATCAGCCGCAGGCTTATATCCAACGGCTAAATAACGGAACGCATCGGCACCGTGTGAAGTCCAATCGTGCAACGGTCTGCCGCGCCAGGTTTTCAGCCTTTCGTCGTAATCCCTGCGGTATTGTCTAAGTGCTTCTATGCCCCTGGTGCATTTGCTTTCGTCAAACCAACAGCGTGGGATCATGCTACGCGCAGCCTGAATACCATCCTCAACCGCTAGTTTCGGCGCAATCTCAATGTTCCGTATGCCCAGCGCGTCAAGCGTTTCAAGCCTGCTTTTCCCTGTTCCCAGTTCCTTGACCTGAACATCATGCGGCAGAATGTGTTGCTCGTATTGATAGTCTTTGTCCAAGAGAACTTTTGCATAGTGATCTAATCCTACTCCGCTGTTTTCGTAATAGTCTATAATCCTAACCTCACGGCCCACGAACTGTGCAAACCAGATTGCAGTGCTGTCGCCTATTCCTAAGTCCCATGCCGTAATGACTGATGCAGCGCGATCATAAGGCACGGCGCATATTCTACCGTCCTCGCCAGCCGCTTTCATTTCTTTTGCGTAATAAGCCCCTTGGATTGCCGCTTCAAAACTACACTCAAATTCTTGGTCGTAGCGGTCATCGCCCATTGTCTGTCGGGCTTCGTCAAGTTCTTCTTGATCCAATATTGATGTTTCAGAAGCGCGGAACATTTCTGCATACCAGTTTGGATCGTCTTGTGCTTCATGCCATATGTCCCAGAACTCGTTTTTGCCTTTGGGTGTTCCTATGAATGTAGCACGTCCTTTGCGATCTGATAAGCTAGGACGGATTACGGTAGGCCAAGCATTTGCAGGGAAGTCGGCAGGCTCGTCTAGGACAACAGCGTCAAAGTATAGCCCACGCATAGCATCGTAGTTATCAGCACCAAACAAACGTATCCGCGCACCGTTGGGAAAGTCCACGCGCAGTTCGCTTGCGTTTGCTACGCTGCCCTCAATATCTTTGGTGTATTCTAGCAAGTAGTCCCAGGCGATAGCCTTAGCCTGACGGTAATATGGTGCAATGTAGGCTACACGAACATTCTTGCGCGGTATTGTTAGTGCGTCCCTGATTAGATCGTTTATCGCTGCAACGGTTTTGCCGAAACGTCTATGTGCTACGATAACAGCATAGCGTTGGTTTCGCTTGTGAAATGGTTTTAACAGCTTGCGAGGCTTATATCTAATCGTCCTCGTCGTCATCATCCATCCATTTGTAGATGTGGACATGCTCGCCGTCACTACCTGGGCCTTCTACCTTTTGCGTTTCTTTCCAACCCGCTTGTGTTTTCAAGTAAAATATCTGTGCGCCAAGATCACCGCCCCTAGCTTTTTGAATAAGGTTTTGTGCTACGAAGCCCACTGCTTTAGCTTTACCCTTTTTATACTGTGCAGAAACTTCTGCGTCTCTTTCCATGATGTCATAAAATACGCGCCTACTTATGCCAAAGTAATCTGCAATCTGTTCTACGTTAAGCACAGCCGCCAGTGTTTCTAGTTCACCCTTTTGTTCTTTGGTAAGTTTTATTGGTGGTCTGCCGCCTTTATTCTTTTCCGTCATGCCGCAAACCTTTCTGATCTTAGATCATCATATGTTTGCCCTGTGCTTTCTAATGTTGCCTTTTCGCCTGTAAAATCTTGCCAACGATTAATGATTACATCGCAATATTTTGCATCAAGTTCTATACCATACCCAATCTTGCCAAGTTTTTCCGCAGCGATGATGGTTGTTCCTGTGCCGCAAAAACAATCTACGACACCCCTAGACCTATTCATCAAGTCACCAACAACAAACATAGGCAAATGAACAGGAAATGTTGCGCCGTGTATTTCTGAAAATTTATTATCTTTCTGTGAGGGTGCTTGATATACATTTGACCACTTTCCACGCCAAGACGCATATGGAATACTTCTGGATGCTTCGTCTTTATTTGAGAAAATAAAAATCCATTCATATCGTGACGACATAACGCCCTCTGCTATTATTGGCGCGGCATGTCCTTTGTCCCATGTAACAATATCCACCATATTCGTTGAATTATCATTCATAAATTTCATTAAAGCACGTTTAGAATTTGCCAATGGTTGCAGATTAAATGCCGCGACATCGCAAAAAGAAAGCGACGCATTTAAAGACGATTGCAACAATTCAAGATAATCTGCATCGGAAGCGTTATCAGAATATGTTTCATACGCAGATGATTTTTTATTTAAGTTTTTGTTTCCACTCAATTTTATTGATGTCCCAAGATTATAGGGTGGAGATGAAAAAACAGCTATCCCATTTTCAATCTGCAATTTATCCCAACACGAAACATCTGTTGCGTCACCGCAAACAATCTTATGTCGCCCAAGTATCCAAACGTCACCCTCTACCGTTACAGGTTGCTCTGGTGCCTCTGGAACATCGTCCTCGTCCGTCAAACCTTCCTTTTCTGGCTCTTGCAGCAGCTTCGCCAGTTCGTCCGCGTCAAAACCTGTAAGGCCAAGATCAAAGTCCATGTCTTTTAGTTCCGCAAACTCAATGGACAACATATCGTTATCCCACCCTGCGTTTAGGGCTAGTTTGTTATCTGCTATGACATAGGCTTTCTTTTGTGCGTCTGACCAACCAACAGCCGTTATGCATGGAACTTCGTCTAAACCTAGCTTTTGTGCTGCGAGTAAACGCCCATGCCCTGCGATGATTTCGCCATCTACGTCAACCAGGATCGGGTTGGTAAAGCCCCACTCTTTTATGCTTGCGGCTATCTGCGCCACTTGCTCGTCGCTGTGGGTGCGACTGTTTCGTGCGTAAGGTATAATGCTTTTTATGTTTCTACGCTCAACCTTATCCGCAGGCCAAGACCGTCCATCTTTCATGGGTGCGCCCTCTATGTGATTTGTAAACAATATAGAGGTTTTCTTTTAGGAAATAAAGACCCCCTGGACATGCCCGCGTCCAGAGGGCCAGTGAAGGAGAGCCTAGTGCATGGAGCTACACAACCAACAGGGAGGGAGAAAGGTCGGCTCTTGCTGAGAAGATAACACAATTCTAGGCAAAAAAATACCCCCTGCGGAGCGATCACGCCAGGGGGCAGTTCAGTGAGGCAAACCTATGATATAGGTGGGTCAACTCTAGCAGGGATATTGTTAACTGACAAGTATTCTAAATACGGCTGTAAATGCGCTTCTGTTATCAAACCCATCTGCACCATCTTATCTGCCAGCTTGCCGCGTATATACATCTCACCCACTGGTTCCCCTGCAATGATACGCTTGGCGTTTAGTGCCAGGGTGTCAGGCTTCCACGGCCCTTTGCTTGCTTGGATGTTTGACCGTTGCGTATTCATAGACTTAGATACGGCTGCGCTAATATCTGCTGCTGTAGGCCAAGTGCGAGACTTATGCGCCTCTTTCAGCTTCAGCATCGCCCGATCCATTGTGCCGCGAATATGCTCTACTGTCGTGTCGTTTGGAAACTTCTGGTTAATCATGCGAACAATGTTGCGGGCTTCTTGTTCTTGTTTGGCAACTGTATCTAAGTGCTTTGGAGTAGCGTAGCCTTCCATTATCTTAATTAGTTCGCCTAGAATAACTCTAATTCTTTCTTCGTGTGTCATGCTTCTACCTCATCTTCCCAGCGTTCACCGTTCAGCCATGTGGCTAAGTGCGGTATAAATTGTTTGTCTTTGCCTTCTAACGTTTGCACATAATCCATTAGCTTGGGAAGTAGATCATAGAAGTCTGCCTTCTTAGAAGCTGCCTTAAATGCTTTACGCGCTTGTCCCTTGCCAACCTTTCTAGGATACAAAGACCATAATTGATCAAAGTAATAATTCACCTCATCATCTTTTGATGATGTATTAGGTTCTTTGGATGGTTCTATGGATGGTTTGGGTGAACGTGGTTCAGGGGTAGGGGTGAATGTCATGCAGGGGTAGGGGTGAACGTCATTCAGGGGTGCATGTTGTTCAGTAGTTTCCCGTGTAGACCCAAGGCTTCCCACAATGTCTACATTGATCGTGTAATCCACCGTGTAGCCTGTTTTGCATTGACGTTGACCTGCTTCCACTAAAACACCCATTGCGATCATGTCTTTGATATGTATGCGCACGGCTCTATCAGTCATTTCTAGGTCAGCCGCCATGTTCTTTTTGCTGACCCAAATACCTGATCCATCGTCACTAGCTTTGTCAGCCATATACATCAGTATGGCCTTCTTGGTCAGTGACCCGATCTTTTTTGTTTGAACTAAGTTGGATATTTTGTTACTCATATATTGAGCCTTTCTTCAAAGGGTTCGCGCTGTAATTGATTGAACATTCTTATTATACAGCATCCTTACTTATTGCTAAAGCCCTCAGTCTTTTGGCTGGGGGTTTTTTCATCAAGACAAATCTTCCAGGTAATCCGATAACCGTTCCACAGTGCTATAACGTGGGTCGGTATCCTCACGCATAATCTGGTATAAAACAGGACGCGATACTTTAGCCTCACGCGATACAGCCGACAAATTACGGTCACGCAATCGGCGGCGTATTTCATCTGCGCGTAACATTGTTTTCTTTTCCATTATCATCCTCATTAACAATTTGTATATTTATGCTTTACAGGTTAAAAATAATTATGTAAACAGTAAA